TATGGGCGCAGGCGACTACGCTAAGGCCGCAGAGATCCAAGAGGCTCTTGCCACGAATGCGACACAGCTTTCTGAGCTAAAGCGCGGCAAAAAGGCCATGAAAGATCAAATGAAGTCTGCCGAAGAGGCTGCTACGCAGCAACCTCAGTTTAAGGGAGACCTTGTTGATCAAATTGCGTCTAATGTTTCTCCTAAATCTGCCTCATGGTTGAGAGACAATAGGGACAATCTTCGTGACGAGAGAACAATTCGTCGCATGTATCGGGCGCATGAAGATGCTGTCGATGACGGTATCGTTCTTGATAGCGACGAGTATTTTTCTTTTATTGAAAATCGTCTCGGTTTTCATAAAAACGACGATGCTGATCCTGTGTCAGATGCCGCGGCTCCTTCTCCGCGTCGTCAAGTTCCTCCTCCTGCTGCTCCTGTCTCTAGGGGCAATCAAAGACCAAATGTCATTCGTCTTTCGAGGGAGCAGGCCGACACGGCAAAAATGATGGGAATGACTGAGGCTGAATACGCAAAAAACATGATCGCCCTTCGCAATGAAGGCAAGATGGGAAGGCAATAATTATGGAATCTAATATTAGACGTGGACGGCCAAAGGGTCTTTTCCAGAAAAGCAAATCAGAGCCAGTTCTTCAAGACGATGTAACAGATGTCGTTGAAGAGGCGGCTCCAGTTGAGGTTGTTTCTTCACTGAGGCCGCCTATTCGTGACGCAGACCCGCGTGAGAGAGCTCGCCAACGTGCCGCAGAATTGCGTGAGCACCTTGGAGAAGTGGTGGACGGGACTGATGAGTTCTACGTCGACCCAGGTATTATTCCTGAAGGTTGGACGTATATGTGGCGCCGTCACACGGTATATGGCGCTGAAGACCCCGCGTATCAGGTTCAACTTGCGCGTGCTGGTTGGACCGCCGTTCCAACAAGCCGACACCCGGAAATGATGCCGCACGACACAAACAGTGGTATCATCACCCGCAAGGGTAATATTCTGATGGAGTGCCCGACGGAGATTATTGACGAGCGTAAGGCTGCAGAACTTCGTAAGGCAAAAATGCAGGTTCGCGCCAAGGAAGAGCAACTGTCTGGAACGCCAGATGGAACGCTGACGCGAGATCACGCCAAGGTAAGGCCGCAGATTAATAAGTCGTATGAGCCTATGCCTGTGCCGCGGGATTAAAAATACAAACAAAATAGAGGCCCCTAAATGGGGTCTCTTTACGTTTACCATCGTTTTATATATAATAATGTTAAGCCTGAAAAATGGCCTGGGCCTCCTCGGCGTGAGGCGTTAACACTTTCCGGCTTCTATAATCGCCCCGGTGCGCGATGACAGAGCCTCCTGTAAAAGGGAGAAACCGTCATGGCGAATACAAATGCGCCGTTTGGGTTTAGACAATATCAGGGCAACGGCTCTGCTCCGACGTATGAGCAAGTCGCCGTCCTTATTGATTACAATGCTACCAACATCTTCTTTGGCGACCCTGTAACGTGGCAGGCTGACGGCTCTGTTGCACAGGCTGCCGCTACTGGCGCTACCCCAGCCGCTCTCGGCATTGCCGGCATCTTCGTTGGCTGCAAATACCTGTCAGTGTCTCAGAAGCGCACCGTGTGGTCGAACTTCTGGGTCGGCAGCGACGTTGCTTCAACACAGACTGTTGAAGGCTATATCGTCAACGATCCTAATGCTAAGTTTGTTGTTCAGTCAGACGCAACTGGCTTGGCGCTTGCTGACGTAAATTCTACGATCGGTTTTGCCTTTTACAACATTGGCACTGGCGCTGGCACCAACAGCACCGGCAACACAGCTAACGGATTGTCGACCGCGTATCTTGATACGACGACGATTAATACTTCTAGCTACCTTCAGAACAATCCATTCAAGATTGTTTCCATCATCAACAACCCTCCTGGTGCGCAAGGCACACTGTCGAACGGACAGGCTTATGATCAAGCCGTTGTCATGTTCAACAACGTCGTAACGCGCAACTTCCAGGGCGTCTAATAAGGAGTAAGGACCAATGGCTGTTAATCTCTCTGCCATTAAAGACCTCCTCCTTCCGGGCCTCCGGGGGGTTGAGGGTAAATATGAGATGATCCCATCTCAATACGACAAGATTTTCACGAAGCATGATTCCAAAATGGCGCTTGAGCGCACTGCGGAAATGCGCTTCTTGGGTCTTGCTCAGTTAAAGACTGAAGGCGGCCAGACCGCTTTCGATAACTCGGCTGGTGAGCGTTTCATTTACAACCAAGAGCACGTTGAAATTGCTCTCGGTTACGCAATCACCCGTAAGGCAATTGACGATAACCTGTATAAGACACAGTTTATGCCGTCAAACCTCGGCCTTATTGAGTCGTTCCAGCAGACTAAAGAAATCTACGGCGCCAACGTGCTCAACACGGCAACGACGTATAATGCTTCAGTCGGCGGCGACGGCCAGCCACTCTGCTCTCCTTCGCATCCGATTGACGGTGGCACAGTTTCTAATACGCCATCTGTTCAAGTCGACCTTAACGAAGCTACGCTGCTCAACGGCATGATCTCTATCCGCACGAACTTCAAAGACCAAGCCGGTCTGAAGGTGTTTGCGCGTGGTCGTCGTCTCGTTGTTCCGCCGCAGCTTGAGCCTGTTGCTATCCGTCTTACAAAGACAGAATTGCGCCCAGGCACGGCAGACAACGACGTCAATGCCATCATGATGACCGCGGGCGGCTTGCCTGAAGGTTATTTCGTCAACGACTTCTTGACCTCGCCTTACTCTTGGTTCTTGCTGACGAACATTGACGGCTTGAGCTACATGGAGCGTGTTCGTTTCGAGACCGACATGCAGGTAGATTTCGTTACAGACAACTTGCTTGTCAAAGGATACGAGCGGTATAGCTTCTCGTATTACAACTGGCGTGCAATTTGGGGCTCGTTCCCAACGTCTTAATCGGCAAACGAGGGGAGCCATTTGCTCCCCTCACAACTTTGAAGGAGAGACCTCATGGGTCAAACAAACTTCACTGGGCCGGTTACATCGGGCGACCTACAGCAGGGCCAAACCAACGGTCCTAATATAGGTTTCGCAAGACTTGCTCAGTCAGTCGCACTTACGCAAAATGGCGCTACTGCCGTTTCTGCAACGCTATATATACCTGCTGGCTCTCAGATCGTGTCGTTTGACATTGACGTTCTGACTGCATTTAACTCTGGCACTTCTGCGACGTTGTCTATCGGCACATCTGCCGCCGCGACAACTTATGTTAGCGGTGTTGACGTTAAAGCTGCCACGGGTCGTATTGCGCCGACATACACGGCGGCACAGCTTGCCGCTATGTCAAATCAAACAGTGCTTGGTGTTGCCGCTCCAACGGTTGCCCCCGTTGTTGTGACGATTACGCCTGTTGGAACCGCCGCTACTGCTGGTTATGTTAATGTTAACGTTAACTATATCCAGCTAACGTCTTCTAACTAATAGGAGCCCACGATGGGTTACGTTGTTAAAGATCCAAAGGCCAAAGGCAATTTTGGCGCTGGTGAAACTGTCCGTCGTGCTGAAGAAGGCACCGACGGATTCAAAAAGGGCGGTAGCTGCATGAAGAAGGGTGGAAAGGCTAAAAAGCCTGCCCGCGCTTCTGGTGGTGGCGTTCTTTCTTCTGCCGCTAAGGGTGAGCCTCGCGGTAAAACTGCTCACTACTGAGAAATGAGCGGGGCGCAAGCCCCGCTTTCCTTCTCTCAGGATTTTTTTATGGCAAGATGTTATAAAATCCCAAATTGGGACGGGAAATGTGTCTCATGCGGAGAAAGCTCTAATGTCGTTTCTTTTGGGAAGGGCAAAGCTGGAACTTGCAACAAATGTTATAAAGCTGATTGGAGCAAGGATAATTCTTTAAAAATAAGATGCCAAAGACTTTATGGGAATGCTCAAAAACGAGCAAAAAAAATGGGATGGCCTGCTCCAGATTTTACATCGTCGTGGATAGAAAAAAAGATATTGAATGGAGTTTGCGAAGCAACCGGAATATCATTTGACCTTGATACAAGAATTACGGATATACATGCGTCAAATCCTTGGGTTCCTTCAATAGACAGGATAGATAGTTCTTTGCCGTATATTAAATCTAATGTCCAAATAGTTGTTTATATGTATAATGTTTGTAAGGGAGAATTTACTCACGAAGATGTAATAAAATTTGCAAAAATGCTTTCAAGGGAGGAGAAAAATGTCATTTAAAACTCCCGCTTGGTCTAGGTCTGCTGGACAGTCGAAATCTGGTGGCCTTAACGCCAAGGGTCGTGCATCCGCTAAGGCTGAAGGCCATAATTTAAAGCCGCCAGTTTCTAAAGAACAAGCATCTAAAAGTCCTAAAGCCGCTGAGCGTAGAGATAATTTTCGGGCCCGTATGTGCGGGATGAAAAAAAGATTAACTTCTGCTAAAACGGCTCATGACCCTAATAGCAGAATAAATTTAGCTTTGAAAAAATGGGATGTTAAATGTTAGCTTGCACGCGATGCAAGATTGAAAAGCCTGAGACGGCAAAATTCTTTCCTCTTCATAATAAGAAGAAGAATGGATTAGATAGCTGGTGCAGAGATTGCAGAAATTCTTATAGAAGCGGGATTAGGCGCGGTATTTATAGAGATATGATTGAAGACAAAGATTTAGCTTATTTAATTGAAACAACCCATAATTGCACAATATGCGGAGATATGTCTAACCTAGTAGTGGATCATGACCATAAAACAAATAAAATTAGAGGGATGCTTTGTAATAGATGCAATCAGGGATTGGGCCAATTTAAAGACGACCCTGAATTGTTAGAATATGCTAAAATATATTTACTGGCTTCTAATGGGGATGCAGAAGCTGATTTATACATAGAGAAATATGGCAATGATTTTGTTTGTGAGGAAACATCAAATGTCTAAGCCATTTTGGGAAAAAGATGCACCTAAAGACGCAAAGCATAAGGCTTTAAACTCAAAAGGTGTTAAGATGGCCAAAGCAAGAGCTAGGGCCGCTGGTCGTCCTTATCCAAATTTAGTAGATAATGTCGCTGCAGCGCGTGCCGGACACACAAAAGGAAAACACTGATGCGTCCTATTACAGTTACTGTTTCTGACGCCTCTGGCGGCGCTAAATCAAGTGACCTTATTCGTTTTGACGACTGGGCTCCCGCGCCCGTATCAATTCAAGTGAATGTTACAGGGACAGTCAATTATACGGTTCAGACGTCTATGGATGACCCCAATAGTGCGACAAATCCTGTCGCCTTGGCGTCAATGACGTGGCTGTCTTCTTCTGACACAAATGTCGTTGGTGCAAGCGCCTCAAAGTCTAGTTATTTTAACCAGGCTCCTGTATTTGCTCGCGTTTTATTAAACAGCGGAAACGGATCTGTAACGGCCACGTTCTTGCAACTGAGCAACGGCCCGATTTAATAAGGGGGCCCCGTGGCAACCAGCGGAACATATGCGTTCAACCCATCTCTGGGCGAGGTTGTCCCTTACGCTTATCAGCTGATTGGGATACGCCCTAGCGCGTTATTGCAAGAACACATGGAGGCGGCCCGCATGGCCACCAACATGATGTTTATGCGATGGTCAAACCAAGGCGTTAATCTTTGGGAAGTTCAGTTGGGCAGCATTGCGCTGGTTCAGGGACAGACGCAATATTCAATACCTTCTAGCTCAGTTGTTATTTTAGATGCTTATATTCGCGTCACGTCTGGCACGACAAATACTGACAGATTAATTCTACCAATTTCACGGTCTGAATATTCAAGCTATCCAAATAAGGCGCAACAGGGCTTTCCAACTGTATATTGGATGGACAGGTTATTAAGCCCAAGCGTATATTTATGGCCGGTGCCTGACGGCAATGAAACGTCTTTTAATTATTATTATATTAATCAAATACAGGATACGAATTTAACTGGCGCTCAAACAATGGACATCCCATCCATTTGGCTTGAGGCTATGGTTTATGGCCTTTCTTATCGTCTTGCTCAAATATGGGCTCCAGAAAAGGCGGTAATGATTAAGCAGATGTCTGACGAGTCTTACGATATTGCGTCTCGTCAAAACGTCGAAGTTGCCCAACAATATATTTCCCCTACAATTGCTGGTTATTTTAACTCGTAAGGATGGGATAATTGGCTTACGCATCAAAAGCCGGACGAGCCAGAGTATCCTCGCGTAACCCACAGGCGCAGGCCGTCTGTGATCGATGTGGCATATGGACTAATCACACTAGGCTACAGTGGCAATATGACTGGCGTGGCGCGTCTTTAGCGAATATCCGTATTCTTGTGTGTGATGAGTGTTTAGATGAGCCACAACAACAGCTTCGCGCCATAGTTGTCCCGGCAGACCCTGTTCCAATTACGCAGCCGCGCACTGAGCCATATTTTAATGATGAAGTCGATTACCGCATTACTCAAGGCAATACAATTGATCCAGTTACGGGCATTCCCGTTATAGGCGGCGCGACAAGAATTACTCAAAATAATAATTATCGCGTTACGCAGCAAACTGGTGAAGCGCCTAGTGGATTAAATCAGCTTCCAGGAACAGATTGGAACGCTCCAGCCGTAATTTATAATAATACGGAGATTGGCATACCTTACGACAATACGTCTGTTCCATTTACCGGCCCGTTGTCTCCCCCATATAACTTTATTGTTCAGTGGAACAATCAGTGGTTCTTTGGTATAAGAACAGGATCATATTGGACGAACAATGTTGGTGCGTTCGTTGATTGGTCTACAACGATTTTATAAGAGGAAATAATGGCCGTTCCTTATACTTTTGGAAATACGCCTGGCGGCCAAAGCATTCCTTTAACGGAATTAGATGCTAATTTTCAATATGTATTAGAACACTCTTCTGGTGGAGCAACGGGTCCAACGGGCCCAACTGGATCTTCAGGTCCTAGCGGTCCTACTGGGCCAAATGGTGCAGGAACTTACACTGAGTCAGCGTCCCCTCCAACGTCTCCTGCACCAATTAATGGTGACCGTTGGTTTAATACAAATACTGGTCTTGAATATACTTATATGACAGATAGCGCCGGGTCTCAGTGGATTGAGATTGGGACTATTTCAGCTATCGGCCCTACAGGTCCTACGGGAGCGACCGGCCCATCTGGATCTGGTCCAACGGGACCAACGGGCGCCGCTTCTACTATTGCAGGTCCAACAGGACCGACAGGGCTAACAGGCCCTACGGGAGCTCCTTCTAACGTAACGGGCCCAACAGGCCCTACCGGCTCTACTGGTCCAACTGGAACAACGGGTCCCGCAGGTTCCGGCATTACATATAAGGGCAGCGTTGCTACTGTCGGTGCGTTGCCCGCA